GTCATCCAGATAGAAAGATTTGGTATACCATCAACGGCAAGAATAAAAGAGAAGTTCTGTCTGGGCCTACGCTAATCAAGTTTCTATATGGAGATATTCTCGAACATCTTCTAATTCTTCTTTGCAAGACGGCGGGGCACACAGTAGAAGAGATGCAGAAGGAATTGGAAGTTGCTGGAGTAAAGGGTCATCACGATGCTATCGTTGATGGCTTTCTTGTTGACTTTAAAAGTGCATCCCCTTACGGATTCAAGAAGTTCAAGGAAGGCCATATAGTACACGACGATCCATTCGGATACATTGCTCAAATCTCTGCTTACGCTAAGGCTAACGGAAAGACAGAAGCTGCGTTCGTAGCTATTGACAAGAGCAGCGGCGAGATTTGTGTCTGCCCTATCAACAGAATGGAAATGATTAATCCTGAAAATAGAATCAATGAAATCAAGACGTTCCTTAAAAGTAAAGAGCCGCCTGCTAAATGCTACGATCCTGTTCCTGACGGTAAGTCTGGTAATATGCGGCTGGCTGTTGGCTGCGATTTTTGTGACTTTAAACGCGAGTGCTGGAAAGATGCTAATGGCGGTAAAGGTCTACGGACATTCGCGTATGCTTCAGGCACAAAGACTTTCACGGAAATATACAGAGAACCTGACGTACCGGAAGTAGTCTGCGTTGACTAACAAGTATCGCTCAGGTTCCGAAAGGAATGCTGGCAACCTTCTAGACAGGTTGTCTGTTCCTTATAACTTCGAACCCTACTATATCAACTACACATGGTTGGAATACAAGAAATATCTTCCAGACTTTGTTCTACCTAATGGGATTGTCCTTGAAGTAAAAGGACGGTTTACATTAGAAGACAGAAAGAAGCACCTTTTTTTAAAGGAAAGTCACCCTAAGTTAGACATCAGATTTGTATTCGACAACCCTAACAACAAACTTACCAAAGGAGGGAAGGCGACTTATGCAGACTGGTGCAACAAGAATGGCTTTATATTTTGCAGTGCCAAGACACTTGAAAGTGTCATAGACGATTGGGCTGCAGAAAAGAATGAAGGATCATCAGCAAGACAAGGACACGTTCCTTCTGTTGGAACTGGAAGAAGTACAGGAAAAAGTGGCAACGCCAGAAAGAGTACTGTTTCTAAGCGTGCTGCTTCAAGCACTGCTGGACGCAACAAAGCCGGAAACAAGCGTAGAACCAGAAGAAGAAAAGCTGGCTAGAAAGTCTGCACAGGCTTGGTTCTTTGCCTCAATAGGTGTAACAGCTAAAGACTTTGAAGAGGTTTGCGATCTTGCAGGTATAGAACCTGTAAGAATGCGGACCTTTGCTTTTAAAGTTCTGAAGTCAAAAGAGATTAAATATGTCCGAAGACGGATTAATACCGTCTTGTCATACAAATAACGAAGGAGTAAGATGCACCATGTCTTATCAAGACAGCGGAATGGACAGAACACAAGAAATCATAGAGTGGATGAAAGCTGTGCCTACAAATAAAGACTACAAGTTCAACGAAGATATCTATCTCAATGAGATTACTCAGTATGTTATCTCTACCTACAATCAACACTATGCACAGAGTAAGTATCAAGCTACAGATACTATTCTAGATGCAGGTTACGGTGAAGGTTTTTGCATGGGTAATATCATTAAGTATGCAAAAAGGTATGGCAAAAAGGACGGAAAGAATCGTAGAGACATAATGAAACTTATTCATTATGCTGTAATAATGTTGTATGTCCACGACTCACAAAAGGATGCCGAAAAAGGACATGAGAATGAGTAAATCTGAAAGGGCAAGTGAGTATAATAAAAAATACTACGAAAAAAATAAAGAGCGGATTAAGGAGAGACAAAAAAGTTATTATCTATCGAATAAAGATTCTGTACTGGCTTACCAAGAAAAATACCGTCAGGACAATCCTGAAAAGCTAACTAAGGTACAACAAACTTACTACGAAAAAAATTCAGAAAAGAAGAAGACGGCGGTTAAAAAGTATACTACCGAAAACAAAGAAAAGATTAGAGACAGAGAACTTAAATCAAAATTTGACATCTCTTTAGAAGACTATGAACAACTGCTTAAAGAACAAAATAACTGTTGTGCTATTTGTGAAAAAAATCAGGAAACATTTTCAAAGGCTTTGGCTGTAGATCACTGCCACACAACAGGAAAGGTTAGGGGCTTGCTTTGTCACCTATGCAATACTGCATTAGGGCTATTCAAAGACGATACTTTGCTTCTGAGCAAAGCTGTAGTATACTTAGAAATTCACGGCCATCATCAGCTAGAGGGAGAATAAGCCTGCCATGCCACAGTTCCGTTCCAATGAAAATCCTATGTTTCGCTCTAAGTTTAGCGAAGATATCTTCAAGCATAAGTACGCCCATCACGGCTGCGAAACATGGGACGCGCTAGCCAGCGTTCTTGTGGACGATGTTTGTCAAGAGTACATGACTGTATCAGAACGTTCTGAACTAAAGCGTATGATTACTGACCTAAAGTTTCTACCGGGAGGTCGTTACCTCTATTATGCAGGTCGTCCTAACAAGTTCTTTAACAACTGCTATCTGTTAAAAGCAGAAGAGGACACACGGGAAGATTGGGCAAATCTAAGCTGGAAGGCCGAGTCTTGTCTTATGACTGGCGGTGGTATCGGTGTTGACTATTCCGTCTATCGTGAAGAAGGACGTATTCTAGCAGGTACTGGTGGGCTGTCTTCAGGACCAATTCCAAAGATGCAGATGCTTAATGAGATTGGTCGTCGCGTCATGCAGGGCGGCAGCCGTCGTTCTGCAATCTATGCCAGCCTTAACTGGAAGCATCCAGACGTAGAGAAGTTTCTTAAGTGCAAGAACTGGTATGACATGCCTGTAGGCAATACGGGCTTCAGCATTGGTCAGGTCAAAGAGCAAGACTTTAACTTCATTGCTCCAATGGATATGACTAACATCAGCGTTAACTACGATACTGAATGGCTACTTAACTATTGGAGGACTGGAGATGTCGGTAGTACTTTTAGAACTAATGTCAAACAGGCACTATCAACAGCAGAACCCGGCTTCTCATTCAACTTCTTTGAAAAGGAAAGCGAGACACTACGAAATGCTTGCACCGAAGTTACTTCTAGCGACGATTCTGATGTTTGCAATCTTGGGTCTATTAATCTTGGTCGCATTGATTCGCTATCCGAGTTTGTCAATGTAGTAGAACTTGCAACTAAGTTTCTTCTTTGCGGCACTCTTCGTGCCAAGCTTCCATACGACAAGGTTTACGAGACAAGAGAGAAGAACCGTCGTCTCGGTCTAGGTCTGATGGGAATGCACGAATGGCTTATCAAGAAAGGCTACCGATATGAAGTCGTTCCTGAACTACATCAATGGCTGGCAGTCTATAAGGGAGTCAGCGATAGTGTTAGTGCCTCTTTTGCTGACGAGTTGTCTATTTCTCGGCCTTGCGCTAATAGGGCCATTGCTCCTACTGGAAGCATCGGCATTCTTGCTGGAACATCTACCGGAGTTGAACCTATCTTTGCAGTAGCTTACAAGCGTCGTTATCTCAAGGGTCAGAACCGTTGGCACTATCAGTATGTAGTAGACAGCGCAGCACAAGAGATTATCGACCTTTACGGCGTAGACCCAGAGAAGATTGAGTCTGCAATTGATCTGGCAGAAGACTACAAGCGTCGAATGGCTTTTCAGGCTGACGTACAAGACTACGTTGATATGTCTATCAGCAGCACCATCAATCTTCCATCTTGGGGAACTAAGCTTAACAATGAAGATACGGTTGAGGACTTTTGCTCTACTCTTGCCAGCTATGCTCATAGGCTGCGAGGTTTCACCGTGTACCCTGACGGATGCAGAGGGGGACAACCTCTTAGCAGTGTGCCTTATAAAGAGGCTGTAGAGAAGCTGGGCGAAGAGTTCGAAGAAGGCCTAGAGACTCACGATATCTGCGATATTACGGGTCACGGTGGTTCTTGCGGAGTTTAGCTAAAATGAAGTGGCCTTCTACTATGACAGGTACTGGCGGCTATCTTTCTGGAGAACTTAGAGTTACAAAGGAAGAGAACGTTCGCCTTAGATTTGAGAATGAAAGGCTTAAAGAAATACTTCGAAAGGTCTTTCCAGAAAAGTCAGGGCAGTACTTTTTATGTGGAGAAGGCGGCGATAAGGACGATATGGGCCTACCAAAACTTCTATTTGTCTGCCCTGCTTATGGTTTACAAGGATTTGCTTTATATAAAAAGGATAAAGAATACTCAGAGCCAATGTGGTAATAAACGCGAGCGTGGTGAAAT